ATCCTCCACGTGCTTCGCACGTGTTGGATTCCGTCTGGGGACTGAACGCCCCCTCTTGCGTTTATATACGCAAGGGAAAGGAGTTTGCTATGGCCATGGAGTCGAACAACAGTAAAGAGGATGGAATCTTTGAGGAGTGGTACGAGAACGGTACGAACCGTTCAACCAGATCCTCGTTGAAGAAATCCTTTGTTGTTTCCCCATCACCCGCCAAAAATTCTGGCGGCCCACTGCGCAAACCTTCTCCTATCTCGTTTACTAAAACGGTTGATTCCGCTGTATACGGGACGGAGGATTATGTGCAGTGGGGGCGGTTAGCTGAGGAACCACCGTCGACTTGGCGGCCGGTTCCATTTCAGCACCGCGGCTGTTTTGGCTTTGCATATTCGGATGTCATTCCACAAGTAGCCCCGTCAGTCCTTGCGCAGAATACTGCGTATAACAAGGCACTGTCGAAGTTCTACGACGGGATACGGCAATCCGAAGTGAGCCTTGACACATCCGTTGGTGAGGGTCGTGAGACCCTTCGGATGCTAAATAGCATAGCACAGAAGTTTCGGACCGAGAAATACCGGACCCTTTATAAGGCGACTCAGGACTTATCCCGAGCGCTGAAGAAGGATCCACGCGGTACCGTTGCATCTGGGTGGCTTGGTTGGCATGTAGGGTGGAAACCCTTCCTGCAGGATTTACAAAATCTGTTCAACCACTTCACTTCGCTACAGACCCAACCTCACATGGATTTTGTGGGGGTCGTAAAGGCACGTGGCTCTAGTTATGAGCAGAAAACGTGGTTTGACCTTTATGACAAAGTTGCGCACTCGCAGGAAGGGCTCTATCGTTACGAGCTCGGCTGTAAGTATCGCATCTCGGATCTGACTCTGTTTAACCAATGGCAATTGGGGCTGACTCTTCGTCCGTCCCTCGCCTGGGAGCTTACCACGTTGTCGTTTGTTGTCGACTATTGGGTAAACGTAGGACAATATCTTGGAAACCTCGAGGCTAGTATCCTACAAAATGGGATCACTATAATCGACGGCTACAGGACGTCCTCGTACAAAATCAGTGACACTGCTTCCAAGCAGGGTTCCTGGGCTCCTCCGGCTGATCCACATCTCGGTGGCCCCAGCGGGGCACAGATTGTGGGCAGGAACTTGAAGGCGTATAAAGAGATCACGCACAAAAATCGTGAGCTCCTGTCGTCTTTTCCGTCTCCTGTATTGCCAACCTTTAAAATCCCAAGGAGTGCGCCCCAAATTCTTACTATGGCGGCGCTTCTCTCAAACTTCATTCCGAAGAAGAAAGAACCAAGGAAAATCTATGATTACAAATATGGCTAACCTTGCCCTGGTGGACAAAGCCGCTACGCCGGTTACTCACCAGTTTACCCCCGCACCTTCCGCTAACGGCCTTGCGCGTTGGTATGACAGAGAGCATAATGGTGGCATTGCCATTGGTTATGCTTTAGTCTCCTATCGCATCAAGGAACCGGTCAACGGAAACGGTCTCTTCCGCCACACCATTGATTTTGCCTTCCCGAAGGTTGATTCGACCGTGCCCGCTCGTCCCGTTCTCATTGGGATCTCGCGTGCAAAGGTCGAATTCACTTTCCCTGACGTTTTGAACGATCAGGAACGGAAAGACATCATCAATATGGTGTATACGGCTCTGGCTCAAGGTTCGGCTACGACGCTCGGCGATAACATCGCCCTGCAAACGCAGCCTTACTAACAAGTCAGGGGAATCTTCACTATGTTTAAAACAGCATATATGGGAGCAGTTGTCTCCTTGTGTGAGGATTTAGGGACGCCCGTCGCACTCCAGGCAGCAGAGCTTCTTCGCTCTGGCCGCCATCTCGAGTATTTACAACTCGAGGTCAAGTGGGATGCGTATGGCCTGGACGATCTACAGCGCTTCCGGAACGATTATCTGGCGGTCGAAGTCCTCAGCAAATACGAGGGCCTCGACACAGGTATCGATACGGCAGCAGTTGCGCTCAGTAGCTTCATCGCTGCTGAGGAGCAGTGCAAGGCCACAAACGTTCGACTCACCGATTACGCTAGCCCGGAATGGGCACGTTGGGCGCCGATAATTTCATCGGCACAACGAAAAATTCAGCGTGTTATTGGTGACCGTCCGCGAATGGCTGCATTGCTGGATCGTTTCAAGTGGGGTAAGGGCGCTACGTTTTCGCTCAAAAGCGAGGATGTACGCGCAGATATAAAGCTTCTTGAGAAGCGAATCAGCGTCACCCCTCAGGCATTGCCGTACTTACGTGCGGCGATGGCGACTGACTACGCGTGGTTGCATTCACGCGGCGTCGCCGCCTCGGGGCCGACCTCCTTACTGGCCAAGCACGATTTCGATATCGTGCGCGGGAGTAGGGGGATAACGGTTCCGAAAAACGCGAAGACTGACAGGTTTATCGCCGCCGAGCCTAGTGGGAATATCTTCCTACAACTCGGTGTCGGTTCATTACTCCGTCAGTGCCTGCTTCGCACAGGTGTCAATCTTGATGATCAACGTGAGAATCAGGATCTTGCCAGGGTTGCCCTTGACCACGGTTTAGCAACCGTGGACTTGAAGGCCGCCTCAGACACCATCGCATGGGAGTTAGTATGGCTACTGCTCCCTCTGCGTTGGGCCGAGTGCCTTACGGCGCTCCGGTCCCCTGAAATGCTTCTGGGTTCAACTTGGCACCCTTTGGAGAAATTCTCCAGTATGGGTAACGGGTTCACCTTTGAGCTTGAGAGTCTCCTTTTCTGGTCTTTAACGACTAGTTTGGTTGATTCGAAACAGGAATACGCAGGCATCACCTCTGTATATGGCGATGACATCATATGTCCCTCCGTAGCGGTGCCCGAGTTGGTGGAGCTTTTTCGTTTCGTGGGTTTTACGACCAACGAGAAGAAGACCCATTATACCGGTTATTTCCGTGAATCTTGCGGAAAGCACTACTTTGGAGGTAAAGATGTCACACCCGTGTATCAGAAAGAAGTACCCAGCTGGAAGGAAAAGAAAAAGTACAGGCCTGACGAGACGCGCGATTTTTGCGCGCTTTATCGGGCTCGTAACCGTCTTTTCTACCATGCTGTGGATCGAGGTGCCATGGTTG